CCGCTGGAATCAGGCAGCGGTTTACCAGTCAGTGCAGCTGTACCCGCACCCGAGTGGAGACCAAGAGGTCAACGTGCGCCAGGTCATCGCACCCACTCGGATGCAGGAAGACCAAGACGTGCCCCTCGTGCCTGCTGCCTACGCTCAGGTTGTGGCCTACGCCACCCTTGAAGCCCTGAGCCTCAAGGTAGACAACGCTGCCCTGAGTCAGGTCTACATGCGCAAGAAGGACATCCTCTACAAGGCGATGGAGCAGCGATACCTCAAGGAGGTACCGCGCAGAATCGTCAAGGGTACGCCCACAGCTGGCTACCGCTTTGTTCGGAACCCCTACGGCCCCCTGACGTTCTCATGAACCTCTCCCAGTACCAGACGCCCCTGGCTGGGGGCCTCGGCACCAGGCTGCCCCAGAACCCACAGGATGCGGGCAAGCTCAGCAACTGGACCCTTGACCGGGTCTCGGGCGGTTGGTCCTCTCGAGTTGGGTACGAGCGGTACCGGGTAGGCTCCACCAACTGGGAACCCTTCCAGAATGTTGGGCCTGTCTACGCGCTGCATGTTGCGCAGCAGCTCGCCGGCGGTGCGCGACAGGCGGTGCTATTCGAAGCAGACGGCAACCTGCATTTCTATTACGACGCGACAGCAGTACCCGCCCTGCGCACCCTCGCTACCGGTCGCCACATCCCCACACCCACCGAGGCGGGGGCATGCTTCACGGATACCCCACACGGGACCATCATTACCAACGGGGTGGACCGGCCTGTAATCGTGGACCCATGGCCGTTAGGAAATTTGTCTGAGTCGGCTGCCGCTATCGCTCGGTGCATCCGTCCCCTCGGGTTCTCGTCTTTGCCCGGTGCCCCTGAGCTGCTGCGCGTCGAACCGATGCCCAAGCCAGTCGTCACCACCTATGACCCTCCCGTTGTGGGCAGCGCCATCACTATCTGGTGCCCGGTTAATCCCTCGGCCATCGCAGACGGTGGGCGATGGGGTCTCGGCTTTAGCTCGAACCCAAGCGGCGAGCCTGGAGACAAAAAGGCCCTCTTTGGCTACGCGGTCTCCTACATCTCAGACACGGGAAGCGAGGGACCAGCCAGCGAGCTGGCAACCACCTCCTGGGGGCTGCCCACTGACGCTGTAGGCCTGCGCCATGCTGTGGGCATGCGCATCCCCATCGGGCCGGAGGGAACGGTAGCCCGTCGCATCTACCGAACGCAGAACATGTCTGATGACTTCATCTCGGCAGTAGGTGACACCACCCTCTACACGCTGGACACGGTTCGAAACAACGCAGAAGACCTGTACTTTGACGCGCAGCGCCCCACCAACGTCAGTTTTCCCAAGCCCGACCTGGCTACCGGTCCGTTGCCTGCCCCTCGGGCGCGCTTCTCGGCACTGTTCAAGGGCAGCCTCTGGTTGGATGGCGGAATCAGTGACGGCTTCTCGCTGTACTTCTCAGCCCCTGGCCTTATCGAGCAGTTCGGAGCAGCCGACTACATCCAGCTTGGTGCCGAGGGTGGGGCCATCACAGGCCTTTTCAGCAACTACACCACGCTCTTGGTGTTCCGAGAACGTGGCATCGATGTGGTGACGGGCACCTATGCCACGGGCTTTCAAGTCACGACCATCAGCAACAGCATCACCTGTCTGAGTCCCCACACTATCCAGGCCGTCCCAGGCCTTGGGGTGGTCTTCCTGGCTACCGATGGGGTCTATGCCCTGACCGGTGGCTTGGAGGGTGGCGCCATTCAGGATGCCGTCAACCTCACAGTGGGGCAGGATGAGGTCATTGAGCGCCTGACCCCAGACTGCCTGCCCAAGGCTGTGGCCGTCTTCTCGGCAAAGCTCCGCGAGTATCACCTCTACTTTCCAGCCGATGGACAGGACCGCTGCAACCGGGGCTTAGTGCTGCACGTTGACCGGCTGTCTCTGGTGGACACCAGGCGCCTGAGTCCATGGAGCCTACGCGCAGGCTTCCCTGTGGGAGCACTCGCTACTCGGGCAGACGGTACCGTGCTGTTCGGACACCACACCGGCAACGAGTCAGGGAACGCCACCTCGGAACGTGGCATCTTTGTCCTCTCGGGCAAGCGCGCCATGGGGTCAGTTGTCGTAGAGAACGCCATGGTTGACGACCCGCCACCCAAGAGCACCTACCGCTCAGCCTGGTGGGCAGCCGGAGACCCGCAGCTGCAGACGCAGGTGGCCTACGTCACCATCTGGGTGATGACCACAGGTGATGCCACCATCACAATGCGGCATCTCAAAGACTTTGACCTCGTGCCCGTGCTTGAGCGCACCTACTTGGCGCAGCCTCCTGACGCTGCTGTGCTGCCCACACTGGACAAGACCATCCTGGGCCAAAGCACCTACATCAAGGAACGCCTGGTGCCCCTGCGGTACAGTGTGGCGCACATGTCTGCCTCTTGGTTCTGCTTCGAGCTGGAGACCACAGCAGACATCATCCTCGTGGGCCACGAGTACGAATTCACCACCAAGGGCACCAAGGTGGTCATGGGGCGGCGGGCATGAAGAAGTGGACACAGCGAGACGCGACCACAGGGGCCAGCGTTTCCCCTGGTGCGCTCAATGACGAGCTGCGCGCACAGCAGAGCAGCATCACCACACTCGACCGGGACCAGCTGCCTGATGCCTATGTGACCACCAACCGGCTGAAGGATTACGCCCTGATGCGGGTGTACAAAGACGCGGAGTTTCCCACAGGCGGTCAGCAGAACACGGTGGTCGACAGCACCAACGTGCCCACCAATGCTTGGAACGCTGCCACATTTCAGGTCTACCCAGGAGGCTGGCAGAACTGTAACTCAGGTGCAGCCGAGACCCTGACCGGCTGGAAGGGTGGGCACCTTCACATTGAGTGGGCAGGCAACGCATACATCATGGGCGGGATGTGCTTCGGAGAAAACCAGCCCTTTCCGAAGACTCCGCGGTACCTCAACCTGCGCATCACAGCCAATGGGGTAACCATCGCAGAGAAGCGCGGACCGGCCTATCATGAAGCTTTTCGGGTCATCGGCTCGTCACTGGTGCCCCAGGGTGACGTTGCCCTGCGCTTCCAGTGGAAGATTGAGGGGCCCAGCTCCGATGATGCGCTTTTCAACAGCATCGCACCAACCCCCTCCTCTGAGCGCGTCCCACAGGCCCACCTGTACAGCATGCGCTACCTCGCAATTGGGAGATGGGTATGAGCAGAATCACCACAGACCCGGTGAGCCCTGGGGATGACCTCAACGCTGCCAGCCTCAACGACCGCTTTACAGCCTACACACAGACGGACTTGAACCAGTTCAACCACAGGGACGCAGCCCACGACCTGCCCCAGTTCGCTACCGGGTTCATGTTGACCCATGCGCAGACGCAGGTCATCGGCTTGAACAACTGGAAACACAGTAGCTTCGTGACCGTTAACGGCATGACCTCCATGCCTGCTGCAGCCAGCCCAGTGGAAAACGGCTCCGGAACAGTCTCAGAAATGAGCTTTGGGGCAGGCCTGACCCTTTCCGCTGACGAGCTGCTGCGCGCTTACTGGAACCTCTCGGTCTTTGCCAACCCTGGCAGCAACTGGGACAGCGCCACCAGCCTTGGCTTCTATTCTATGTCTGATGGTAGCCTCGGCACGCAGAAGGCAAGCACCTGGGGCGCCTGCTGGGTGCTCTATCTTGAGTGGGACATCACAAGCGCAGCACGGGCGGCCTATGTCCCTGTCTCGGGTCAATCCGACTTTTCCACAGTCATCGGCAGCAAGCGAGGAGCAGCGCTCGCAGACACCCGAGCTACCTGCGTAGTGCCTGCAGACTTGCGCTATGCCAACGCTCCGAACGGCAGCAAACTCGTCAATGCCAGCGCGCAAAGCACTCAGAGGTGGCGCGGTATCTCGGGCGCCTGGTTCTACACGCCAGCAGGAGCTACAACCATCTACGGACTGCGCGTAGTCATCAAGGGCATCATGCACCCTCACAGCGTAGGCACTGCCAACTACCTCGTACACGACACCGGGTACAGCAACGGTGCGAGCCTGTCATACAATGGGGGCAACCTCGCAGTGCTCAAGCAGAGGGTCAAATGAGTTTCAGCCCGCCTACGACCTTCTCTGATGGCACCGTTGTGACCTCGGCCAACCTTGAGGGCAACTTCGAAGCCTTGCGGGTCTACCTGCATGGTGGGGTTGTCGCAGGTGACGTGCAGGCAGCGCAGTGGATTGACACTCGCCACATCCAGCCCCCCAGGTACGAGCCCTTCAGCGGTGTGCAGCACGGGGTCACCGGTCACCAGGGTGGGAACGATTCGGGCCTGGTGCGCCTGACCTTCTGCACCAAGTACCTGACGGGGGGCGGTCGCTCAGACTCGCAGGCCTTCGAATCCATCCCAGGCACTGCCATCACGCTCGACTGTAGGCGTGCCTGTACTGCTGTCTTTCACTTCTGGTTCGAGCTGGAATGCGGGCCTGACGAGAGTACCGCGGTCAACCAGCCCGCCAAGGAAGTGCGCCAGGTCTGGGTTGCGCCCTACGTCGACACAGTAGAG